AGACCGAAGATGGTAAACAAGTGCGTTAAAAAATAATAATTTAAAATAAAAAAAATGAGTACAATTTTACAAGACATGATGGGCATGTTAAAAAGGAATGGCACTGTTACTCCAAAAGGTGACAATTATATAACTGTAGCTAGATACCCTAACCCACAAGAAAGATTAAAGCCTAGACCTACTTTACAAACGGAACTAGTAACACTAACAGGATTAAAAACTTTTTTTAATGCAGGATTAGCTAATGAGTATGTTAACGCAGTATCATATGATGGAGCCACTGATTTACTAACTCTAACTAGAGTAGGAGGTACTGCTATTACAGCAGACATGGACCGTAAGGATACCAAAGAATTTGTAAACTCTACTGCTTTAAGTGTTGCAACTGGTGCTACTACAGTAATAAATACTAACTCACCAGGTCAATTATTTCTTGTTGCTAGAACAGGAGCAGATGGAGCAGGAACACTTCAGTTACCTCCGGCAGCTGGAACAGAGAACTGGCAATACAGAAAAATAACTATTGTTACTGATGGTACAACTACAGCAGCAAAACCACTTACACTTGATGCACAAGGATCAGAAACAATTAATGGTGGAGCTAATTTTGTATTAGAGAAAGTATATGCATCAGTGACAATTTGGTCTGATGGTACTAATTGGATAGTTCTTTCATCATCTCAAGTAGCTGACTCATAATATATGGCAACACCTAGAAAAGGTAAAGCTAAAGTTAAAGTAACTAAATCTGGTAAACGGGTTAGTTATGGACAAGCTGGAAAAGCCAAAGGAGGAGGTCCTAGAGTTAAGCCTGGGACCTCTAAAGGTGATAGCTACTGTGCAAGAAGTTTAGGAATTAAGAAAAGAGTATCTAAGAAAAAACAAAATGATCCTAATACTCCAAACAATTTATCTCGGAAGAGATGGAAGTGTAGTGGAGCTAAATCAAAGAAATAGTCTTTAAACTTTTTTTATTTAAACTATTTTTATATATTTGTTATTATTAATTTAAACTAATTATAATGGCGGATAAGAAAATCAAACAAGAAGACCCACAACTTAGTAAAGAAGAACTGGCTGAACGCAGGGCAGAAATTACAGAATTTTATAAAGACAACATACCTCATCTAGAAGTGCAAGCTGACTATGAAATGTTGTTGTCTGCAATTGAAAAAGCTAGAGCAGAAAGAATGCAAGCTCAAATGTTTATGGCACAGCAATATGCTGAACAGAACAAAGACGGTGCTGTTGCTCCTGACTCAGATGAAGCAAAGGCATTTAAAGACGCTATGGAATCTGCGGCATCTAAAATTAAGTAGTCATGAGACAACTTAAGATAGGAAGTAATGGATCAGAAGTTGCAGCTCTACAGAATAAACTTGGGTTGAAAGCTGATGGTATGTTTGGACCCAATACTGAAAAGGCTGTAGAAAGATTTCAACTAGAAAGAAACTTATCAGTAAGTGGTATAGTTGATAATGACATGTGGTCATTACTTTTAAATCTGGAATATGCAATCCCCTCTGAAATTGATGAAGATACAGATATACATTCTCAATATTATACTACTAACTATGATCAGATAATACATAAACATTTTTTGCCTGAAAAAGAATACGTAGAAGGCTTAGTAAAAAATCAATATGTTTTTATTCATCATACAGCTGGTAATGCTAATCCGTATGCATGTATAGATTATTGGGCAAGAGATAAGAGGGGGCGTGTTGCTACTGAATTTGTATTAGGGGGGCCTAATCATAGAAACGGAGATATGCAATATGATGGTACAATGGTACAAGCTTTCCCTACAGGTAATCAAGGATATCATTTAGGTAAAACTGGATCTGGATTTATGAATCGTCATTCTGTTGGATTAGAAATTTGCAACATGGGTTATTTAGATTCAGATTTAAAGACATATGTAAAAAGTAAATGTAAAGATGATCAAGTCAAAACATTAGTTGAACCATTTAGAGGTTACTTAAATTGGCATAACTATTCTGAAGAACAAATTAAAGCTACTGAAAAATGGATAAGGTTTGTTGGAGAAAGAGATGAAATTGATGTAAGAATAGGTCTAAAACAATTTATACAAAAGTATGGACCAACAAAAGGTTTTGATTTTGTAGAAGATGCATATTACGGAAAGGTAAAAGGATTATTAACACATACCAATGTTAGGAAGGATAAATCAGATTGTTATCCTCATCCTGATTTAGTGGATATGATTTTAAGTTTATAATATGGCATTAGTAAATAACGTAGGACTCAAATTAAAAGTTGATATGGATAAATGTATTCAGTATCAATTAGTTACATATTGTTTTTTTGAAAATATATTGATTAGTAATTCTGACTTAAAATTTTTAACTGAATTATCTAAAAATAATGGGATTGAACTTACTAAATTTTGTATAAGTTTAGTTGACCAAGGAATATTTAAAAGTCCTCAGTCAGCTAGAAATGCAATTACTAAAGCTGAAAAAAAGAACTTAATTATTAAAGATGGAGTAAATAAAAAAACTATAGCTCTTAATAAAAGTCTTAATATACAAATCAACGGTTTAGTTTTATTAGATTATAAAATTTTAGGAAGTGAATCCAAAGAGTCATAAAAATTTTAGAGAAGGTATAGCTGATGAAGTAGGAGTACACCAATCTGTAGTTGATGATTTTATAACTTTTTATTATTCTAAAGTTAGAAAGAAATTATCTAGCTTAGATTATCCTAGAATAAATTTAGAAGGGTTAGGTACATTTTATTTAAGAAAAAACAAATTAGAAAAATCAATTAAAAAAAATAAGAGTTTTTTAGGTAATTTAACAAAAAGAACTTATGTGGGTTTTGCAAAAAGTGAAGATGTTCAAATTAATATAGATCAGATGGAAAAAGCTATGATGCAAATGGAAAAAGATATTAAAAACAAAAAGAACTTTAGAAATGGAAAGTAGATGGTCTAAATATGTAGAAGCTTTTAAAAATCTTGATGCAATAGCAGAAGGAATTAAAAATAACATATTTAAAAAAGAACATGTTGAAGCAGTAGCTACAGATAGATTTCAAATATGTATTAAATGTTCTTTATTTGATTCTAAAGGATCAGATTGTTTAGCCCCTGGTTCTCAACCTTGTTGTTCTGATTGTGGATGTAGTTTATCATTTAAAGTTAGATCATTATCTAGTGAATGCCCTAAAGGATATTGGAGTGCTCTGATGCCAGAGGAAACTGAAGAGTTAATCAACAAACAAATAGAGAAGAATGAAAATACAAATTAATTATATATGTGATGGAATAACTAGTAGTTTAAATACCTCTTCAGAAGAAGGATATTGGTATACTACACTAACTTAGAATTATGGCAATAAGATTTAAAGAAGAAGGACACATCTATGAAAGTAATGATCAAGACAACATTAGTTGGACTGGTGTAACATCTTTTATAGGTAAATTTAAACCTAAATTTGACAGGGATGGACAAGCAAAAAAATCCTCAAAGAATAAAAGGTCTAAATGGCATGGTATGACTCCTAAAGAAATTATTGCTGCATGGGATGGTGAAACAACTAGAGCTATAACTTTAGGAAACTTCTATCATAATCAAAGAGAAGCTGATATGCTAGGTTTAGATACTATAGGTAGACATGGAGTTGAAGTACCTATAATAAAACCTTTAGTAGATGATGAAGGTATTAAAATATCTCCTAATCAAAAACTAGAAGAAGGTTTATACCCTGAGCATTTAGTATATCTTAAATCAATTGGTTTATGTGGTCAAGCAGATGTGGTTGAGGTAGTCAATGGATATATTAATATTAATGATTACAAAACAAATAAAGAAATAAAGAATAAAGGTTTTACTAACTGGGAAGGCATTACTAATAAAATGTTTAGACCAGTTAATCATTTAGATGATTGTAATTTAAATCATTATAACTTACAATTGAGTATTTATGCGTATATTATTAAGAAGCACAACCCCAAATTAAAAATAGGTAAACTTACTATACAACATGTTAAATTTAAACAAGTTGGAGAAGATAAGTTTGGTTATCCAATTAATGAACATGTAAATGGGGAACCTGTTTTAGACAATATAAAAATATATGAACTGCCATATTTAAAAGATGAAGTAAATTCATTAGTTATGTGGTTAAAAGACAACCCAATTAAGAAATGATTACCAAGACAGAAACAAGATTAGAAAAAAGAAAACAAGCTTTAATTAAAAGACCTATAATTTCATTAGGTCAATATATCAGAACAAGAAGAACAACTTAAAAAATAAATAATGGCAGCAATACAATTGACACAAGTTTTTTTAGCAGATCAAAGACCTGCTACAAATCCACCTACAAAGTATATAGTGCAAGGTTCAGAATCTTTTATTGCAATAAACCCTCTTATGTTGAGTGCGGTAGGTCCAACATATCAAGCAGATGGGAATACAATAGATGTTCGTACAGTAATTGTGGAAGGTGCTATATTTCCTATTTATGTTACTGAATCTTATGCTACAGTAAAAGCTGCTATAGACGCATTATAAAATATAAAACTATGATAGTAAAGTTATTTGATATACAAAACAATAAGGTTGTAGTTACAGAACATTGTTATACTTTACCTTTCTTAAAAGGAATAATGGATGAGTACCCTGATACATATTTACAAGTATATAAATATATATTTTATATGAGTTGTCCTAATCCAGATATGAACCCATTTTTTAATTTACCTGAACATGAAAAAGAAGATATAATTATTGAAGAAATTAAATTAGAGGAATCTACTGAAGATCCAAAAATAAGATATGCTTTAGACATGTGTAAGAAAATGTACGAGACACCTACTTTCAGAGCGTATGTAGGTATTAAATCTATGCTTGATAGATTGGGTAGATATATGGAAGTTACGCCAATAGAACACGGGAGAGACGGTAATATAAACTCAATGGTTAATGCAGCTGCAAAATTTGAACAAATAAGACAATCATACAAAGGTGCATTTACAGATATGCAAAATGAACAAGAAAGTTCAGTACGTGGAGGTGCAGGTTTGGCATATGACCAACTATGATAGATAACAATAAGATTCAATGGCATTTTTGCTATTGGGATGAAATAGAATTTAAAAATACAAAACCAGAAAATGAAAAATCAGATAGTAGTACCAGTAGGAAAGAAATTGCTAATAAAGGAAATAAAAGCAGAAGTTAAAACTGCTTCTGGAATAATTATACCTACAATTGCACAAAAAGTTACATATAAAGGGACTGTAGTAGGAGTTGGATTAGGTATTGATGAAATTAGTGTAGGTGATATTGTACAATATGCAGAACATGCTATGCCAACACCAATGACACATCTAGGAGAAGAACATCTATTAGTTCAAGAAGGAGATATATATGCAATAGTAAGATATGAGTAGAATTATTCCTACATATGAAAATGGAAAATGGAGTACAACCGAATTTTCTAGTGACATTATTTTTAGAGAATATTTAGAGTCTATATTTAAAGAACCAGGTGAGTATGGATTTACTGACTTGGCTTTTAAATTTAATGAAGAAGCTAAAAAGTTTACTAAAGAAGGATACTATTGTGATGCACCTTTTAGATCTAAGGATTTTACAACTTATTGGGAAGATCAAAAAAACAAATGTAGAGTAGGAGTATTATATAAAGATGGTGATAAACATTGGTACTTAACTAGAGATTATTACATGTGGTTAAATTTTCTTCCAATCTTTGATAAAGAAGAAAAACATTATGGATTTGCTAAGGTAAGAGATGCACAATATCATATGGCTATGTATGAAATTATAGCAGAACTAAATCATCAACATGTAGCTATACTAAAAAAGAGACAGATAGCATCCTCATATTTTCATATGGGTAAAATTATAAACCAATACTGGTTTGAAGAAGGATCTATATGTAAAATAGGAGCATCACT